GCCATTAGTTGAAGCAACTGTTAGTTGGTCAAAGGCTTGTGCACCTGTACCTACTAGTAAATCTCCCTTTGCATCAAAGGAAGCAGCAACTGCAGCAGCAGCGCTGGCTGCACTCACAGCAGCAGAGTTAGCAGAAGTCAAAGCAGATGAAGCAGATGTGCTTGCACTAGCAGCAGAGGTAGCAGCAGCAGTTGCACTGGCTGCAGCAGATGTTGCGCTAGTAGCAGCAGCGGTAGCGCTAGCGGCAGCACTGGTAGCACTTGTCGCAGCAGCAGTGGCTGAGGCAGCAGCCGAAGTAGCAGATGTGGCAGCAGCAGAAGCAGAGTTAGAAGCAGTAGTTGCATAGCCAGCGATTGTGGCTACAGAGTTAGCAGCCGTTAGGGCAGAGGCTGCAGCGCTTGTGGCACTGGTTGCTGCTGCAGTCGCAGAAGCCGCTGCAGAGGTTGCAGAGGTGGCTGCTGCTGTGGCTGAGGTAGATGCACTGTTAGCGCTAGTAAGGGCGCTAGAAGCGCTTGTAGAGGCGCTAGAGGCACTCGTAGCGGCAGAGGCAGCACTGGTAGCAGCCGATGCTGCTGAGGTTGCTGCAGCCGTTGCTGAGCCTAGAATGCTATCTACATAATCTTTAGGGGTAGCAGAGGATGAAATCATCCCTGCTGAGGACAGACCTGTAATTGTTGGCGTACCTGATATTACAGGGCTCGTCAAGGTTTTATTTGTCAGTGTCTGTGTAGCGTCAACAATGACTACCGTACCTGTGGTATTAGGCAGGGTGATTGTATTGTCCTGTGTTGGGTCAACTACAGTCAGGGTTGTCTCATAGGCATCTGCTGTAGTACCTTCAAACACGAGGACAGCACCAGCTGAAGCTGTGCCTGTAATCGTTGGGTCAGAAATTGTTGGAGAGGTAAGAGTCTTATTAGTAAGGGTCTGTGTCTTGAGTGTACCTACTACGACACCTTCGCCGGCAGCAATGCCGTGCATGTCATGAGCATTACCACTGCCATCGTTGTATGAGCCAGTTGCTTCAGCATGTAGGTTAGCATCGCGGAAGTCACGGCCGATAGCCATGTGGCGAACTACTGCACCTGCTGAGTGTTCCTGTGCCGATGAGCCGTCAATAGCACGAGTAACCGTAAAGGTATTAGTGGCAACCGCCGTGGCATCTACGATTTCTTCAAGAGCTGTATCTGGGTCGATGACCAATGTAAAGGTACGACCAGATGGGATTGTAACACCGCCTAACAATGTGGTACCTGATACAACTGTCATCGAGGTAGCACCCGATGTAATTGTTCCAGTCAGCGTAGTTTGCTGAGAGCGGGACGAGTATTGGCGAGTTGTCATTTAGGTTCCTATCGGCTGTAGTGAACTCGGGTTGGGAATTGACCCTGGAAGGCTGATATTTCTTCTTTAAGTCTTTGTTGATATAGTGCATAGATTTGACGAGCAGCGGAGTTGGCAGAGCCAAAGGAGCGCTTAGCATCAATCTCATCAGCTTGTGGAGCAATCTGGCTAGCACGAGCTGGGTCAAGATAAGTCAGTAGTCGGTATGCTGTACCAAGAATTATAACATCTCGTACAGTCTCAGAGTATCCTGTGGTTGTTGTAAATACATCAGATGTACTTGACATTGCTGTAGGTTGCTTGAGGTAATTAACCTTTACTGTTCGTCCAGCAGTAATGTAATCACCAATGGTAACTGTCTGGGCATCGTTGCCCCATGTAGCAGATTCAGCCTTGGCGTCCCATGTCCAACGACGAACCGGAATCCACTCTTGGCTTGGCCCGATATCCTGCCACGACATACTTAATATATTTTCAATAAGACTTCCACCGCTATCAGATACTTCATAGGTTGTTACTGATGGGTTGAAGGTAAAGGTTGTTTGTCCAATGACAAGTAGCTGTGTACCCACAGCACGGATTGTGTCATTGATAGCACGCTTGATAACATAGCGTGGGAAGATTGGAGAGATAGTAATCTTAGCATCAACAGCGTGCGTAGCAGCGGTGGTACCTAAATATCCTCGCCCGTATGGAGCAATGGTTGCTGTGTTACCTACGCGGTCAAAGGAAGATACCCACATCAATTCCTCGTCAACTTCAATGATACCCTTACCCAAGTCTTGAGTAGAGCCTAAGCTCAGAATCGTTGGCGAGGAACTAGGAGAAGTTAATGTGGTAACTGCAGCTGTAAGGTATGTGCTTCTGTCCTGCTGATAGGTATATCCTGAGAGGTTAATCAAAACCTCATCAATCATTTGGTTAAGTGTTGTCACAGGTTAATGCTCCTTAAAGCGTCAGTCGGTGATAAGTCTGTTGTTCCTGCAAGTTCATTGCAGATACCGCCAAGTGCCTTGTAATCATCAGGCTGACGGTTAGCGTCTGCTTTCTTATTAAGAGCACCAATCAAGGCTAGGCCCGTAGTTCCAGCATACACATTGGCAGCTTGAGTAGGTGCAACATATGCACTAATTGCCGGATATGTCCCACCATTAGCCAAGCGATTGAGTTCGCTAGTAAATGAACTACCTGCTGTTCCTGTCGCCATTATCTATACCTCGAAGTTTTCTTTGCTATTGATTTAGGTTGCTTAGAGAATTGCTTACCCTTACGCAAGTCTTCTCGTTTCTTTTCTGAAGTCTTAGCATACTCAGCTGCTGACAACTTCTCACGAGCTTTCTTAGGGAGGTAACGCTCACCTGTAGCCTTAGAGCCTTGTGTGCTAGGCTTACCTGACTTAGTGCCCCAGTCTTCTTTAGTCCACTTGGACAAAGACTTCTGCTTGCTGGTCTTGCTACCTGTGTAGCCACCACCAGCTTTCTTGTATTCTTGGGCTACTATCTGTGCTTTACGAGCAGACCATTGACCAGCCTTGCCACCTTTTGTCCCAGCAAGTACACGGTTCTTAATACGCTCACGCAGTTCAGGTTTGGTGTATGACATTACCACTTAACCTTATCTGCCCAGTAAGCTGCACTCATCTTGCCTTTAGCAATATTCTTTGAATGGCGTGCCTTGAAAGATGCACGCTTCTTTTTCATTCTGTCAGACTCTCCAGCTTTAGGAGCACCGGCAGTCTTAGCGCCTTGCTCACCGAAACGGATAGTCTTTACTTTGTCCCCGACTTTAGCCACAACGACATGTGACTTCTTAGGATGGTTGGGAGTACGCTTAGGCTTGTTAAAACCTGAGACTCCAGCACGAGCTAACCGTGGGTCACGCTTGCTTTTGTTTTCCATACTCCCCATACTTTCCTAGAACCGCTCGGATTCTACCATCTTTACGAAGTTTTACTACCATGCCATCTTTAATTTGAATCGGGTTGAATCTACGGTGTGGCTTGTATTTACCCGAAGACATTACTTTTTCTTCTTAGCCATACCTGCTTGTGACAATGCAATTGCCACAGCTTGCTTCTTAGACTTTACTTTCTTGGAAGACTTACCAATGTTAAGCTCGCCCTTTTTGAACTCGCGCATAACCTTGGATACTTTCTTTTGCTTAGCAGTCTTCTTCATTACTCAGTTCCCTTGCCGTACTTGAAACCTTTAATTTTTGTAGGGTCCATTTCGCGTCCACCAAGTTTAGTGTTTGGCTTGTAGTTGATGGATGTTGTATTTCTGTAAAGGTCAGCGACATGAGCCTTAGCGTTAGGGTTATCTATTCCCCCTGCTTTTCTAGCTTTGCCTGGCTTCATACTATTTCTTCTTTCCCATTTTCTTCATTGGCTTCTTAGCAGCCTTTGTCTTGGACTTCATCATCATTGCTTTTTCTTCCATCTTTTCAGCCTTAGCATACATCTTAGCTGCCTTCTTACCCTTGGCTGTATATGGGAATTTCTTTTCGCCTACTTTTGGCATGTTATACTCCTAGTTCTTTCATTACCGCTGCTGATTTTTTATTGATTGCTGTAGCCGGAGGCATCTTGCCAGCATCATATGCTTTGCCTAATGTCTCACTAGCCTTTACCGCTTCCTGAATCTTCTTCATGGAAGTTCCTGCTGGTTGAATGCCTTGTGCTCTAGCTTCTTTGTAGGCATCCAATTCTTTATTAAACGCTTTGTTAGTCATCTGTTTACGACTGTCAGCGTCTCCTGCATTCATTTGTATGCTCAGGCCCTTGCACCCAAAGCAGCCGTCCACCGGCTCAGGATGATGTTCCCAATGTTTCATAGCGCTGTAAAGTTATCCTCCGTGACACCGACTCCGCCAGCAATGAGTGCTGCCTTTGTTGTGTCATCTACTTCGTATGAGTAGCCACCACGATAGACGGCTGGATATGTATCCAAGTCGTCATCTACAGGATAGCGTATCTGTGCATATCCACCAGTAGGCTTTAGTACTATTGTAATACCTCTGTCAATTTTATAGAAGTAAAACAAACGGTGCTCACCAGCAGGCCCTTCCTCTACGGTTGGGGTTTTAAATAACCAGGTTGTCATAAGTCCCTTTCTAGTGAACTCACCCCAAAGGGTAGGTTTCAAGGCCTACCCTTCAGAGTCAATCAACTAGAGAGCAGCGATTGAGGAACCAGAGGTAATGCGATACAACGCTTCGTCGCGGTAGACTGCGAAGCCAAGTACGCCGTACCAGCCCATTGGGCGGAAGCGCATCAACTTATCAGTTACATTACCGATAACGATGTGTGGTTCTTCAGCAACGGCTTCTGCCATAGCTTGAGCACCGCACACGATTGTGTCGAATACACGGGTTACTGGAGTTACAGTAACAGTTGTGGTTGCAGTAACTGCACCAGTGTTTGCTGTATCTACAGTGAAGGTTGTGGTTGAGCCAGAGGTGCTGATTGCAGTAATCTTTGCACCAGAAGCGATACCAGTTCCAGCAATCTTGTCGCCAACTTCAGCACGAGTTGCGATAACAGCAGAAGAAGCAACACCGAAGGTGAAGCCTGCTGATGTACCTGCAACAGTTACAGCGGTTGTAGCGAGTGCGGTCTGGTCTGCACCTGACTTAGCATTGTAAAGACGTGGTGACTCTACGAAGAATGCGCCTTCGTAATCTCCGATTTCTCCAGCCCAGATGTTATCTACTGCTGGGTTTGAGTTAGCGTGAACGAAGTTCCAGCCCATATTTCCTGTTTCTGCACGAAGGTCGTGTGAAACTTGTGGGTGGATACCTGTCCAGTAAAGGCTTCCGCGACGTGCCTTTGCCTTGTTTGAACGAAGGCGAGCAACGGACTTACGGATGTCTGCTGAGTCAATTGTATCTGAAGCAGTAATTCCAGCAACGGAAGTTGCGGTTCCTGCGAAGATGTTGTTTGAACCAGAGCGGAGAGTTGTCATTGCAACTGCATCAATTGAGTCAGCGAGGTTGTAAGCAATGATGTTTGCAATCGCTGGGTCAACGTCTGCGAGTGAGAACAACTCGAGAGCGCGGGTTACGAGAACTGCGTTACCGTACTCAGAAAGAGTAATGGTGACGGAGGTTGGTGTTGAGAGTGCAACTGCATCTGGGTCTGTTGTTTCAGTGAGAGCAGTTGTTGCTTGTGCAAGGTCAACGTACTTCTGTAGAACTACTGTTGAGCCTGGGAATGCTTGACGGGCAGGACGCTTATCTGCAACCGAACGGATTAGGGGTTCGGAACGGAGAGCGAACTCGAGAAGACGGTCATACGCCTTCTGTACGAGACCTGCGCCACCAACGGAACCGCCGAGCGAGGTGCTCGACGTATCTGTATAGGCGTTTGCCATTTGTATTAGTCTCCTTGACTATGAACGGATTATTCTTGTGAACGGAGAAGACTTAGAATTTCTTCTGCTGAACCTGCGTTGTTTAGACGCATTTCAAAGTCTTCTGCCCTGTCGGGAGTAACCGCTCCCTGAGTAAGAACATCTTGATTGCGAAGTGCAGCAAGATTCTTCTTGTCTACTTCGGGGGCTTCTGCTGTCTTAATACCGAATAAGTCTGCGTTATCTTCGAGCCAGGAATTTACTGTCTCTTCGTTAACGTCATCTAAGTCTTTCATAATTAGACGTGCAGCCTTTGCGTTTACGCCCTTCTTTTCTAGGACTTGACGGACGGTGTTTTCTTTCTTCTCTTTGAGGAATCCCTCTAGTTGTTCTGAAAGTTCCTTGATACGTTTCTCGTCGGACCTTTTGGCTTTACGTAGTTTCTTAACTAGGTCATTGCCATCTAGTACTTCGTTTGTGTCTATATCGTCGTCTTCGTCTTCCCAGTAGTTGTTGCTCATAGCAACGTTCCACCCTTCTATTCGTTGTTAGTTCGTAAGCCACAGTTGCCATTCGGGGAAATGGGCTGGCTCTTACTACCAGTCTTATACGCTGGCGGGGCTGGTCGGTCCGCTCAGGATTCTATTTAGAAAGCGCGATTTGCTCTGCGCTGCGATGCAAGTCCAAGTTCTGCTCGACCTGCTTTACCAGAGAAGCGACCAATCTCTTCTTCTCCGAGTTGTTGAATTGTTTCCATAGGTTGTGAAAGTCCACTGATAAGTGCTTGCTCTACTCCAAGTTGACCAATATCTTGTGCTTTTGATATTCCAGCAAGTTTGCTAACTACAGGAGTTGACTTTCTTACTTCTGCAAATTTAGGCATCAATGACGAGAATGTTCCACCAGCACGTGCATATTCTTTTGCTCGTTCTTCGGTTACACCACCAACAATTCCTTTTGCTCCAGTTGCTGCAATTCCTTGCTGTTCTGCTGCAGCCAATACGTCATACTTATTGAGTTCATCAACAAGTTGAGTAACGCCTTTTTCACCCAAAAGAATTGTTTTAGCAAGAGTTGTTCTGTCAACTGTTGGAAAATAACGGCTCAATGTATCTTTGATTTCTTTAGGAGCCATATCAATACGCTGATATACGTTGCCTATTTTATCGGCAACAGTACTGACTGAGTTTCCTTTGCCAATAAGTTCTCCAGTAAACTGTTCTGTGGCAATATCTCCGAGACCAGCCTCAGTAAATATGTCAGCCATACCTTTTTGTGCTGCAACATACTCAGCAATAGTAGGTACGCTGACTGGCTTTCCAGCCTGTCTTAAGTCTTGAAGTGCGTAGATGCCTTTGAATCGGTCTGTGAATGCTTTGAGATTAGGATTGTTGCGGGAATCTAATAAAGCCATATTTAGTGATGTGGCTACGTCTGTACCACTTCTATAGAACTTAGATACCACATTGTAAAGTTCATCCATCCACGCCTTGGATAATTCTGCTTCTCCAAAGAAAAGAGCAAGTGTCTGCTTAAATACATCTTTGGCTAAGGTCGGACCAGTTACAATATTTCCCGTATTAATGTTGCCAGTGTTGATATTACCAGTATTTACATTACCAGTATTTACATTACCAGTATTTACATTACCAGTGTTAATGTTACCAGTATTAATATTACCAGTGCCAGTATTGCCAGCACCAGTTTGAGTGCCGTATTTTTGGTATCTTACTAAACTCCAATAGCCGCCACGTCCACCTGGTTCGGACCTCCATACATAGTCGTATGTATATTCTTCATCTGCTGGTGGTGGTGTTGGCTTTTCTCCTCTGCCAGCCTCTTCTTGTGCTGCAGTGTATTCAGCCTGACGAATCGTAGAAAGTTGTTCTGCTCTAGAAAGACCGCCTACATTTACTCCAGCAGCCTCCGCTTTTTGTGCAGTAGCAAGTGCTCTTTTTGCAGCACTGAGTGCTCTGCTTGCTGCGGTAACATTTCTTACGCCAGTTCCCTTGGCTGCATCAAAAGCCTTTTGAGCCTCATCTAATGCTGCTTGTGCTTCTTCAACGGTCATATTTTTTTATACTCCGAATCCCATAGCGCTTGCCAAGCCAGTAGCAAGGTCTCGTGCACCATTAATTGCCCAGGTTGTTTTTTCTGCATTTGGATGGAACTTAAGATACGTCTCAAAGTCAGCAAGACTTCCCATTGGAGTCTTGCCTGCTGTTCCATCTGGACGCAAGAACTTATCAAGGTCTGCATTGGATAGGTCAATTGTTGTTGGGTCTACTTCCCAATACTTGACCATTCTTCCAATATAAGGTTCAGCCAAATCCATTACTGTAAGGTTAGGGTTAGCCTTAAGGCGGTCAGCAAAGAGTGGGTAAAGTTCTGCAGCCTTTGCATTGAATTGCTTCTTTAGGTCATCAAGAGTTACATCGCCCTTTGATAATTGCAAAGCGTAGTTAGCAATTTCTTTCTGACCTAAATAGTCAAGACCATTCATCTTAAGAACTGAACGAAGAGCATCAACTTTATTTAGAACGCTGGTTGGTATGGTCTTTGGGTCTCCGATATTGACCTTAGCCCATAGGTAATTCTGGGCAAAAGCATTAGCATCAAAGCCACCAGGAGTGGTGATGATTTCCTTAGTTCCGTCTGGACGGATAACTTCTTTAGTTTCTTTGCCCGCAGCCTTGGCTGCTTCAGTTAACTTATCAAAGAATTGAGCAAGGTCCTGTTCGCCAAACTGAGCAAATGAACCCTCAGCAAAACCTAATTGCTTGGCTGCATTACGAAGGATGGCATCAGATGTAATCTTGTCATAGTTCGTATAGTTGATGGTTACGCCAGTTTGGGTTGGAGCATTGTCCAACTGAATCTTTAGGACATCCCAAGGGGTCTGCTTCTTACCCTCTTTGTATGAGGCTACGGCTGCGTCAACCAGGCTATTAAATAGAGTCTTGCGGGCAGCATCGGTAGGCATACGATTCTGAGATACAAGATACTGAGCAAGTGCTGCCTGTGCTGACTCTGATAGTTTAGCGAACGACTTCTTGACGAATGCAGAATCTTTTTTTACTAAGTTACCATCCTTATCTGGCATCCAGATATAGTTGATTACCTTTTTACTGCCCTTGGCAGGGAAATTAATATTGGTAGTAGGGGCAGGTATATCAGTTGTGGTTTTTGGAGTAGTTGTATTATCTCTGTACCTACTCATTTCCTACCTCCGTAAGTTTGTCGCTCAAGAAATATCTGTCAAAGATGTCTGCTAGATTTGGGTCAAGTAAATCAATAACTGATTCAACATATTCAGTCCAAGCATTTTGAACTGCTGACTTGTATCCAGAAGGTGCATCTTTGTAAAGTTTTGCGTAGTCGTCTCTGTACTTCATCATCGCCTTGGCGTGAACCCAGAACTGACTATTGCCGTATTGCTCCATAAAGTTTTTGTCTCTTAGAATCTGAGTTAATCCCCAAGCGTATTTGTATGAACTGTCTTGGCTAACTCGATTCTTATAAACTCTACCCCAGGCTGGACTATAGACTGAAAGTTCTTCTGCATATTTTTTTAATGCTTCAGTCAATTCAGGAACTGAGGCATAACTTGCATAACCTTTTTCCTTAGCCATTTTATTTAGAAGGTCTTTATAATCTACGTAGACATCCCATACTCGACCAACTTCAATATCGTTTTCTACGTCTTTGATTGTGGTAAAAGGAAGGTTAAGAGTTGTTCCATCTGGAAGTCTTGTACCTGGCTTATTAAGAATACGGCTAATATTAGGGTCAGATTCTGAACCAACAAGGTCTGCGGTCATAAGACCGACTAAATCTTTACCAAGTTTACTGTTGGCTAATTTCTTAGCAAGACCTCTATGTTCTTCCCATATGCGAGTATAGCCCTCTACGTTTGGAACTGTATATGCAGCCTTTGGTTTTAATTTTGCACCAAAATATAGTCGGTCTGCCTCAAATGGTTTGGTTGCACCAAGAACACCTGCTCGTTCATTTAGGTCATTAAGGGCAGCCTTGCTTGCTTCCTCATCGCTCATATTGGCAGCCTTGTATTTATCATAGGCTGCTCTGTAATATGTCGAGAAGATACTGTCTGGACGCATATCAACAACGGCAGGAGAACCGAGCGGTGAAGCAAACTGCCATAAGAATTTTTCTCTAAATTTATTGCTTGCTTGCTTTGCAACTAGTTCTTCTGTGGGAGCCTTACCAATACCCATTTCATATAAAGACATCTGATAGTTCCATTCAGATGCGTAGGTATCTAGCCATTCTCTATCGCCAATGTCTCCACTAATCCACTGAACAGCGTTTCTTGCCCAGGCTGGAGTAAAGGTTCTAATGGCTGCATCGCCTAAATCAGGGTTTACACCATATGGGAATAGGTCCTCATATGAGTATCCAGGAATCTTGCCAAAGGT